AATTCAGTAAATCACTATTTAAAATTCGTGGTACAATAGTAATACTCACTATTGTACTTGCAATTATTTCAATAATAGGGTATATAATATGAACATGAGAATAAAATTTAAAAGACCTAGTATAAAAAAAATTTTAAAAGGTATTGGGAAATTTATCTTAAATACTTTTACAATGGTTACTATCATTGGTGGTGGTACATTAGCATTTGCTAGTTATATAAATCCAACACCATACATAGCTGAATACTTTCCCCAACTACAAGTAGGTTATTACACACTTGAATCTCTTTATAAAGATGTTAAGTGGTGGCAAGGTTTACTATGGTATAACTATGGTATATCAAGTGGATTAATTGCAGTAGGTTTAGCCATACACATAAGAAGTATAGGTAAACTGATTCGTGCAATCAAAGCTAGTCCAAGAGCAATACTAAATGCTCCTATAAAAACATACAGGAAGTTAAGAGCAGGAAGAGATTGGTTGTTTGACAAGATAGAATATCTTAACAGCGAAAGTAAGAAATGGAGAACAGCATTTAACATAGTTAAATCTCCTTACAGTTTATTAAGAGCACTCGGATTCAGCCCGCAAATGGCTCTAGGTTTACTAACGGTATCATCTACTGTAGGTAGTGGAGTCGTGATTAACGAGACTATCCTAGCTGAAAGGTCGTTTACTGCAGGGGACGCAGGGATATATGCAGCTCCTAATAATATACCTTCAGAAACTCTTGAGTCAGCTATGATGTTTAGAAAAGAAAACAAAGAAGATAACACTTTAAGAATAGTATTAGCAGCTACCCCCGTGTCAGAAATTGGAATCTATGACGTCACAATCGGGACTGCATATACCTCATCAACACTCCCTTCGGGTAAGACTGAAGCAGTATTAGTAGAAGGAACAGATGTGTCAGGTGGCACAGCTACTAGAATCCTCATAGGAGAATTAACCATAGAAAAATCACGCTGTAAGAGCATGGATTTTTCTGATATAAACGCACACACAATTAATATTATTGGTAATGCAAGTGACGGACAATCTATATCTCAGACAGCAGGTACATCTAGAATGAGAGCAATAGGTGGTGGACATCATCAAGCAAGTGCCATGATTACTAGAGGCGGAACGTATGACCGAATTTGGCTTGACGCTCCTAACTCAGGAGTCAACGGGAAGGTAGATAAACTTATACTGTCTAACTTATGGACTAAGGGAGGCAGTTGCACATTCAGACAAATGGATATCGGAACATTGAATATAAAATTAAATGAAGTAGGTCAAGGCAATGGCTTTGACTCTAAAGAATTTACTGTAGCTACAACTGTGACAGCACAGGTGTGGAACGTGACAGGAAACGTGGAGGTCAGCATAGCCGAGCCGACCACGCAATAAGCGTGTTTAAACATGGTAATATATAATTAACGGGAGAGGGTTTTGAGTTCCTTTGATAGAGTTCTATAGTGGTTCATTAGAATAACACCTCACTTTTTTCCTCTCCCTAAAAATGGAAGCAAGATGAAAAAGAAATTTAAAATAGCACTAAGCACTATTATACTTACTACTACAGTAAGCTATCTCGTTCAGCATTGGTTTAAACATAGTGGACTAGAAGATAAGACACTCAACAAACTAGATGATATCAAAGACATATTCAATGGTGGAAAGAAATGACTGCTATACACAAGTGGAGGTGGACAGCCTTAATAGTTTATTTGACTATATGTATATATGACTTCATGGTTGTCCCTATTTATTATGGGTTTGCACGAATGGGTTTAGACTTGGCTGATTACATGAGTCATCTACAAGAGATAGAAGACCCTCTTGTTCAAATGGAATACCTAAAGAAACTTGTATCACAGCACGAACCATTTACTCTGAAAGGTGGTGGGTTATTCCACTTGTCATTCGGAGCTTTATTAACAGGGTCAGTATTCGGAGGTAACAAATGAATTGGATTGCAAAGATTAGACCACAGATATTCCTAGCTATAGTTATACTAGGAGTTATAGCAGTATATGCTCTAAAGGTAGGGTATGTAGAAGTGGCAACTGCTACTATAGGTGGGTTGATTGCATTAGGCATGAAAGTATTGGAGGCAGATTAATGTATCAATACAACATAACAATCAACAGAATTATTGACGGGGACACAGTAGTAGTAGATATAGATTTGGGATTTAATGTAAGTTTATATAAACAAAAAGTTAGATTGTATGGGATAAACACTCCTGAAAGTAGGACTAGAGACAAAGAAGAAAAGTTCAGAGGGCTAGCCGCCAAGGCTAGGCTTAAAGAAATACTTAGAGACAGAGAGCTTCGCCTTGAGAGCAAAGAGAAAGGCAAGTATGGAAGGATATTAGGAGAGTTGTTTGTGAAGTCTCCTGTGTCTGATAAGTGGAACAATGTAAACAAACAGCTTGTTAAAGAAGGACACGCTGTAGAATATTATGGAGGTAAGAGATGAAGAATCTCATGCAAGCATATAATTTAGTCAAGAAATACGGTCATGTTATAGGCATGGTTGTAGAGCTTCTAGTGATAGTGGAAGAGAGCGGGAAGGATAAAAAGCTTACCAAGCAAGAGCGAAGTAAGATAATGAAGAAGCTTTGGCAAATTGTAAATACTGTAAAAGCTAATCTATAACAGCGTGTTTAAACATGTTGTCTTGTCAGGACAAAAGCTTTGCGATAACTTCGTGTTGCTTTTCGGTTAACCTGTCAAACATAACGCCGTCTACTTTTATTTTATATTCTCTCATGGGAATGAAAGTAACTACAGTTTTAGACTTTCCCTTTTTACATTTGTGAAATTTTAATTCGACATCTAACACTTCAGGGTTATCGTCAGGCACTAGCCCACTATCTACTATTCCGTCCAAGCTGCTTTTAAATCCTATGTGTAAATTATCGTAATCTATTTTTCTATTGTGGAAAAACTCTATTATCATTGTAGATTTTTCAAACGGGACTTTGTTTTCAAGTTGTTCTAATGCTAACCACTTGGCTAAATCTCTGCGTTCACGATTGATTCTCCTGACTGCTCGCCAATGAGCCCTTGAATTGCCCCTGAGTTCTGCGGGTGGTATATCATAGAAGATTATTTTAATTGCTTCGGTGTCATTCATATTGCGTTGCTCCCTTCAGTAAAAATTACATACGAAAAAACTTTTAGAGTATTAAACCATACAAAAAAGTTTTTGACCCCCTTAAAATCGACGGTTTTTCCTATATAATAGCCCTTGATACCAATCCTATGGCATATTTCTTATCTTTTTTGTCTTTCCATTCATGTTTGTTTAGGTCTGTAATTAATCGAGTCAAAACGGCTCTGCTAATTTTAGATTGGTCATACATATACCTTTCTCCAAACAAAGTAATCAATTGTGTTTTCGCATTTGGGTTCATCATCTAATCCTCCAAGTAAGAATACTTGTCCATAATTTTTTGTAAGTTTGTTTTTTCTTTTTTTACATTATAGGGAATACCAATTCTATTTTCCACTTGCCAATCCATGCAAGCTAAGCATTGATATTCTTTGTGACAATATTGGCATTTGTTTTTGCATACTTTACATATCATTTATTCATCTCCCTTTGTGTAGCCATGACTCCTCTGTTAACTGACTGCAATTCCTTTTGCATTAGCCATGTTACTTCTTCCAAGTATTCTATTCTTCTTAAAACTTTAGCCATAAGAGGATTATATTTTTCAATGTAATCAATCTCTTCATTTTTAAAATTTGGTTTCAATTCTGTTTTATTGTTTTTTATTTTTTGTAACCATTTATACAAAGTTGAAGATTCTCCTTTTGGCATAGTTACTCCCTCTACAAACCCTTCTGATATTAAAAATTCAGTAGCATTTTTTGCGGTCATATATTCTACATGCTTTCTATGCTTAAGAGCATTGTATGCTAATTTAAACTCCAACTTCATTGATTCTGATTTTCTTGGCATTTGTTTATCTCCCTAACAGGCGGGTTGTAGCCCGCCTGTTTAAACACGGTTATTTATTTTTTTTACCTAGCCCGATAGAATCTATCTTGTCAAGTCTAAGTTTTTTTTCTTCTTCAGGTAACGACTCCCAATCTTCAGGAAAAGATATTCCTTGAATCCCTGCTTCATAAAAACGCTTTCGTTGTGCGTTTGTTTTGGCTAGGTTGTCGTCGCTCCCTGTCATTATAGAAAAAATTTGAGACACGGCTGAAACTGTTTTGTGCATGTCATTAGGTTGGTCATTTATGCCCATTGTAAATCCTCCTTGTCTCCTTCTTCTGCCTGCCTTGCTTCTTCTTTTACTTGGTCGTAAACTTGTCTCATTAATTCTTTAGACTTAATGAATACCTCAAACAAGTCAGGTATATATGCCTCTGCTCCGTTTGCAAAGATTGTAGGGTCAAAGTGCTTGGCTCTTTCCTCTGCGTTTGCAAGCTTCCCTGAAGCATAACAATTAGTTAGCACGGCGTTGTTGTAAACTTGCCCGTAGGTAATTTCAAACTCTCTTTTCTCTTCCCACTCAGCTTTGGATAAAGCTTTCGGCTGAGCTTTTAGCTGTGCTCCTTCTTGTGGGTCGGGCTCTGCTTCTGTCAGCTCTGCTTCTGTCAGTTCTCCTTGTGAATCAGGTGTTGCCATTATAGGGTTTTGTTTGATAGCACTTTTAATTTTCCATGAGCCTTTCTCGTTATAGACGTCCCATTCTCCATTAAAAGAAACTTTCTTCCCTTTGAGCTCTGCGTAAGTTGACACGCCTGCTTGTCCTAGCAACGTGCTGATAACCTCAGGCTCAAAGCACTTGGCTTCTACTGAATCTCCGTCAGGGTTGCTTGGGTCTTGAAGCATAAGCTTTAGCCATGAGCCACCTTTCTGTGTCGCGTTTTCAAACGAAGCCCTTACAAAGCAATCTGTAATCTGTAGTTTTTGTCCTTTGCTTAAAGTCATAGTACCTCCTATTTTGTACTGTGAATTAGTTTTAATTTTTCTTTGTCAGTCTTTCCTTCTTCAAAGACTCTTAGTAACTCTGCTGTAGCGATTCTCCATGTAGCTCGTTTAGAGTTAGGGGTCACGTTACTAGCTTCTATTCTGCCTTGATGTATCATAGCTAAAATAGTTCTCCTATTTAACTTAAACTCATCAGAAGCTTCTGTTACCGTCATGTATCTTGGTAAGTTCATTTTTCCTCCTTACCTTAGGGTTATTAAATGCCTGCGTCTTCAGGCGTTAGTTCATATCCTGTACTTTCGTTTGCCTTTTCTATTTCAGGCATGTCAGGATATTCTTTTTTAAGCTCAGCTCCTAGAGCTTTTAGCTTTGTCATAAACTCAGGAAGGTCTGTGTTCCAAGCTTCTACTGTAAACTCAGGAACATATCCACTCTTAATGGTATGCTTTAAATTTACCCTAGTTCTGAAAGCCTTTCCTGTCATCACGGAATCTTGCCCGTTGACTTTGTTTATAATTATCTCGCCGTTAGCTTTGCTCTCGGCTACGAAGTTGTTTTCTGCCACTATTATTTTCTCCTCTAATGGTTATTTGTTTATAAGTATTTCGTAGTAACTCTTCATAACAGGCTACCAATACCTGCGATACTTATAGGCGGAGCATGTTTGAACACGCCCCGCCTGTTTGTTTTATAATGAGCCACCTCCTAACAAATTCTTGTACTCGTTTATAACTAGTTGTGTATCTTTAGGGAGTTTGCTTAATACCTCGCCTGCCTGTATTAGCCGTTCAGCTTTTGCAAGCTCTACCCGTGCTTCCTCACATTCTTTTTCAGCTTGGTAATGAGAGTCTGTCTTACTTACACTATCTTCGTTACTTAACTTTTGTTCATTGTAAGCTTCTCTAACAGCTCTTAGGCTAGCCTTGTATGCTTCATCATACCTGTCTAGTACCTCTTTCTTGTACTGCAACTGTAGGTATGCCAAGTTGTAAAGTGGCTGTAATCCTCCTGTCTTTTCCAAGTCCTTATCTGCCAAGTCTTTTGCTTCTTTCAAACCAAGGTCTGTAAGATGACGAATTAGCTTTATGCAATCAAGTCTATCTCTTGTTTTGCTATACAGCTCTTTTGTTGGAACAACAGGGAAGACTACACTATAGCCGTTCTCTT